GCATTGACCGCAATGGTGCAGTCCGTAGTTGTGCCGCCAAAGATTGGCGTGAAAGTTGCAGTCGAATCTTGTAATTCAATCGTGACTGAATCATTGATCTGAATATCGACGTTAGTCTGTTCAAGATTTATCAGCTGAAGATTGACGTAGCCCGCGTTCGCTTGCTCGTAGATATTGACGCGCCCTGAAGTGATGGTCAGATTGGCTAAAGCGAAATTGGTGTAAATCGTGCCATCAATGGTCACACGCCAAACTGGATTCCAGAGTGTCATAGATAGACCAGATTGGCTGCACCATTCGTGCCGCGATTAGTTGAGTTATTGAGAACATCAGTGACCGCGCGGGCAGCAGCTTCAGTATCTGCCACGACAGCGTTGAAGTATTGATTGACCACGGTAGCCGTTGAAAGGCCACCAGTTGCAGCCAAGCGTGCAGCAGCTGCCGCATCTCTAGCAGCGTTAAGTGCAGCGGTTTCAGCCTTTAATTGTTCGCGTCTCAGAATTGCAGCTTGCATAGCTGGTGAATATGCATCAAGTGGCGCGCCTGTATAAGTCGGCGAACCTGCGCTTGGATTGAATCCACCACCAGTTGTCATCCCACCACCTGAATCAACGACCAACGCTCCAGAATCGGTTGCGCTAGATCCTGAAACTGTCAATGATTTAGAATTGCCAGAATCACCGAAAAAGAATCGAGTGACTGGGTTATCTTTAATATAATTGACGAATTCTTTAATCTTGCTCACTGTCGAGCTGATAAATCCGACTAACTTTGAGAATCCAGTAACCAAGCCAGCCACAATACTTCCAATAGCTTGCAAGGCTATCTTGAATGCACCACCTAGTAATGGAGCTAGGTCATTCTTGATAAACTTCCAGATAGCGTAAAGGAAGTCATAGAATGGTTGCAATTCGTCAGAGTTAGCAGCCACGGCTTTTTTGATGGTATTGAATGCAGACGACAAGCCTTCCAGTATTGGCTTTACGATTGATGAAATTGCTGGGATGACTTCATCGATTAAGAAACTCCACCACTTCGTAAGGACTGGCAATAGATCATCGCGGATGACTTTGAAAATTGTGGCAAAGGCTGGGCCGAGCGTTTTGCCTAAACTATCTGAGAATGCAGTGATTGCAGGAATTCCCTTATTAACGAAATTATCCAGCAACGGAGTCAATGCATTAAGAACGTATCCACCGACTGTCTCTTTGGCTTCATCGAATGCCTCTGATAGACGAGCCATCTTGCCTTGAAACGTGTCAGCTTTAGCAGTTGCCTGACCGCCAAAAGTATCAGCTAAAGCTTTAGTGACATCATCCATGGACATCGTTTTAAGCTGCGCAGCTGATAATCCAACGCCGAGTTTGGCTAACGCGCCAGAATTGCCTTCGTAGGCTTTACCAAGGGCATTAGAGACGGCTTCGAGTGACTTACCTGAACCCGCAGCAATATCGAGAGCTAGTGATTGAAGCTTCTGAGCTTCGCTGACATCTTTAGTGGCTCTGAGCAATCTCTCTAGAGATGGACGAAGCTGAGTGTCCGACACCCCGAAAAGTAATTGATTTTTCGTTATCTGATTTTCGACAGCTGAAATCTGGTCATTGGTTGCACCTGTTAAATTGCCAAGTGTCTTCGCAAGTGATGCCTGAGCAGCTTCATCGGCAATCGCTGACTTAACGCCATCGATGAGCAGTTTGCCAGCGTAAAGAGCAGCGGCAGCACCAGCTGCGGCGAATGCCAGACCAGCCTTCTTGCTGAAATCGCCAAGCTTTGAGCTGGAATTTTCCACATCAGCATTCGCAGCTTTGAGTGATTTGTTGAGATTATCAACGTCTCCAAGAATGGAGAGTTTTAGCGTTCTAGATCCAGTAGCCATTTAATCCCATTCTTTCAATATACGACTGAACGCATTTTCCCACTGGTTGATGATGTAAGGCTGTTCGGCACGCAGAGTTGGATAAATAAACCATCCACGTGATCCGCGGCCTTCTTTTCCAGACCAGACTGGGAATTGCTTAAATTTGTTAGATCCAAATTCATAACCGCCCCAGAGCATTTGAGTCGTACCACCACCAGATAATTTCTGCGATGCGAAGCCGTAAGAGATTTCACCAGTTTTGGCAGACTTAGAAACTCTAGATCCAGCGGCAATCATCGGCGCGACTTTGTTATTCGCACCCGCAGCAGTTGCACCAATCTTGCCCTGAAGATAAGTCGCTAGAGCATTGGATTCTTTTTTGGCTGATGCAGTAGCTTCTTCATCCATCGCTTTGAAAGCTTTGTAAATAGCGCGCAAGTCGGACTTATCGTAAGCGATTAAATCCTCAGCCATTGCGCTTCTCCAGTATCTCCATGACGGTCATGATGTCGTCAGCAGTTTCGAAAGATTTTGGATCTAGACCAGTTTCAATGGCTAAATCCCAGACCAAGCGACTTAGGCTTCCGACGGGATAACTTTTGGGCTTTCAAGCTCACCCACTGAAATGTCTGCCACTGTTTCGCACCAGACTTCGAATGGCTTGACGGGCTTGCCCGCAGCTTCTCTTTTCATGGCGTGATAAGCCAGAAACATCAGATCACTGATTCCAAGCTTTTCTTGAACCTGTTGAATTGTGTTACCTGTCTTTTGTTCCCATTTCATCCATTCAGGTGGAAGCGCGACGTGTGTCGCACTTTCGCCCGAAGAATGTTCAATGTTTATTGCTAGTTTCATACTCCCGATTCCCTTCGATTAGTCCAGTGCTGGAGTTGTTACGCAAGTGAATGAAAGTGATGCAGTCAATGCATCTGGTGCAGTTCCACCCAAGTCTGGGAAGATTGGCTGAACGCTGAACACATAAGCCACGCCTGCGACTGTGAAAGTCACTGGAAGTGGTGTGTTAGGAGCTGATGCAGCTGCACTCCATAGAGCTTCGCAAAGTGATGAAACAGCACCGAAGTCCTGCAACATGTTCACTGTGAAAGTACCCTGAGAATCCGTCGTGTAATAACTTTTTCCATCGAGGGTTTGATATGTATTGATGGTTGAAGCGACTGAAAGAGTTGCTGAAGTTGCTTGGGCATCGAAATTCTCACCGTCAATTGTGAAAGTGATATCTCTGCCAGTGATGATAGTCGTTGCCATGATGTCTCCTAGTTGTTTTCCTGTGTGTAGTAAGTTGAAACTGAAATGTCAGCCATCAAGAATGACCCAGTTCCCACGTTCATGATCGCTGGTCTTTCGACGTTCCCGACCACGTATCCCGCTGGCATTGCACCGAGAATTTGAATGCAGAGCTGCTCTAGGCCGTCCAAAGCTCCTGCGTTGTTGTTATATGCGACGACGGCTGAAATGATGAAATTGATTTTGACCTTTGTGACAGCTCCATTGATAAGCGTACTTTCAAGATACGGCGAATCGCTTACGATGACGCAAGCTGGAGCAATGATTGTCTCTGGTGGTGACTGATACACCGATGCAGTCACACCAGCAAGCGCAACTGCTAACGGTGCGCGAACCTCTGATTGAATGGTCATTGAGCCATCGTTTCAACGTCAATGAATGGCCCAAGTAATCCAATTACTCTGCTCTGGAGTGATCTACCGAGAACGAATGGGCTTGGGCTGAAATTTTCGTTTGTTGTCATATTGCCTGAAGCCGTTACTGATTGAAAGATTTCAACCGAAACGACAAGAATTGCAGATTTAACTGGTGGCACGTTTGCATAAAGTTCAGCTGATGATGCGCCGTCTAGCGTCGCAGTTCCTGATGGAATAATCACATTCAGAACGCGGTCAGCTTCAGCGGTTGCCACTGAGAATTCAAAAGGTCGAACGGAGTTGCTTGTTACTGTGTATGTGTCATCGAGAACGCCGCAACCAGCCACCACGACAGACTGACCCACCGCAAAATAACATGGACGGATTGTCGTGAAGTACGCGACTCCAGTATCAATGCGAGTCGTCGTGATGGCTGATTGGTATTGCGTCAATAAAGGCAGAATTGTGAGTTCAGCCGATTCAATAATCTGATCTAGATATTCGTCACCGTATAAAGATTCAGAGACGCCAAGCACCGTGCGCAGCTCTTCAGCCGTGATGATATTTGGCATCTCTGATCTCCTATTCTGCTCGGCTAGTTCGGGAGCGACCTAGCCGATGATTGATTGGAATTAGTCCGCGAATGCGTATGCGCCTGCTGCAATTTTTGTTGCAGTCGCGCCGTAGCCGTAAAGCAGAATTCCGATGCTTCCATCGTTGATGAAATTGGTGCGAAGCTCTAAACGTGGAGATTCGTACCATGTGTATGCATCACGATTAACGACATACATTGAATTATCGCCTGTTCCTGAAAGCGCAGTATCAACCCAGAGATCGATTCCATTTACTGAACCGCGCAAGCTACGTGGCTGAGCATTTCCAGCCGCATTTTGCGGAGCGATTGCATTGTAAATTGGTCTTCCATCGACGTTGAATGACATGATACGCCCCCACATGGCTGGCGACACGACGATTGCATCAGCGAATTTGAAAGTGTTTGAATAAACTGAAACTGCTCCAGCTGAAACCCAAGCAAGCAATTCTGCTGC